TACTACTTGAACGGTAGCAATTGTCCATTTGTGTAAGATATAAGCCAAAATTATTCCTTTCCGGTTGAACCAAATCCCCCATCTCGGTTAGTTTTTCTTTCTGGTTGTTCGCTTATTTCTTCTAAAATACATGTTTCATCTTTAACAAGTTCTCCTTGACAAATACGTTCATTGTGCTTTACATAATTAGTAAATCCACTTATATTAGATATCATCGCAAAAACAGGTTCGACATAATCGGAATCAATTATGCCCACGTTGTTTGCAAGGGTCAATCCTTGTTTCAATGCCAGGCCCGATCTTGGATATAGTCTTACTGAATATCCGTTTGGAATATCAAAAATAAGTCCAGTAGGTATCAGAACTCTTTCGCTAGGATTGACTTGCACCCTTTCATTTTGTACCAATCTATTTTTTATTTCAAACTCATCAAATTGATTTACATATACTGAAACTACTGAGTTGTCTGGTAAAAAAGAGTACAAGTCAAAACATGCGGAGCCTTCTGTAGCTCGAATGGGGTCTTTTACACCTGTAAATAATTTATAAAATAGTAAATCATTCGTCATTCTCATCAGAATCCCTTTTATTCCCAATATTATATTTGGGAGTAAGCTCCCATTCATCCTTTTCTTTAAATGACAAGATTTTTAACTGGCTCAACGGCACAGTCAATTCTGCTGATTTATCTGATTCGACAAGAGAAATCAACTCCCATTCAGCAAGAAGATTTGCAATAGTATTCCTTCGTGCTTCATCATTTTCAGAAAAATTAGTTGTTTTTCCATCTAATGCAAACAACTCTTTAAAATGTACAATATAATATTTGCCCTGCTTGTGCAGGATATGACAAGATTGAAATAAAGTTTTTTCTTTTCTAGATGCAATCCCGATTCGTGTAAGGGTTTCTCTGACTTTGAGAAAATCATCGGGTTCTTTTAGTGTTACTTCAATCATCGCTTGAATGATAGCTTCGCTCATTTTGTCCTTTCAAACCACCTGTATCAACTTTTTGTTTAATGATGTTCAGTTGCGAATCATTGATTATGGTTGCATATTCTCTGGCTTTCGCATAACTGCACTTACAATAATTCTTAATCAATTCAAGAACTTCGTTATTTTCACGTTTCAACCATTTACCATACCGTTTCTTCGGTCTGATTATATTTAGAAAAAAGTCGAATTGAAGTTTTGAATCTAGGTGGTTTTGAAGGTTCATTTCATTCGCATACAGAGCCGTATCATGATTAAAACTCAATGCACGATTTATAATAAATTGTTTATACTCTCTTTCAAGTTCTGGAGTTGCATCCATCAGATTCTTCTTGCCATGATTAATCTGATTCACAAAGTCAAATGGGCTCATACGAACTCGCATTCCGCCATCAGTTCGATCAAACATGCAACAAGATTTATTTCTTGGTCTGCAACAAAAGCGGATTTATATTGATAATCTGCAATAATAAGAACTGCTTGAGGAATAGAAGATTTTTCCAATACCTCATATAGTTTATCATATATTTTACGATAAATCGTTGTAGGATCATTGTCTACATTTGATGAAACCCATTGGCGCATATCATGGAAATTCTTATTACGTAATGCAGAAATCAATTGATTTAAATTTAGTTCTCCAATAATGGCAAGAACACCAGAATTGATTTCACTAGAAGTCGAATACCTTTGGAGTTCATTAATAACTCTACGAAAATCTGGAAAGTGCTTGTTGATGAGTTCAGCAACAACTCTTTTATCATATTCCACACCTTCTTCTGTAAGAATGTCACCACAACGTATCATAAATTGTGATGCAATATCTGGTTTTTCATCCTTTTTCAATGCAAAATCTATTACTGCACAACGAGAATGAATTGGCTCGATGATTCGATTTTTGAAATTGCAAGTAAAGATGAAAGAACAATTCTCTGCAAACTTTTCAATGAAACCTCTCATTGCTGGTTGCACTGAATCTGGATTCATGTAGTCTGCTTCATCAATGATTACAACTTTGCGACCACCACCAGATAAAGATATAGTGGAACAAAATTGTGTCATTTTAGTTCTGAGAGTATCTATCATTCTACCCTCATCAGAACCATTGATGATAATGTAATCAGTATTTGTTATGTCACAGATTGCCCTGGCCACAGTTGTTTTACCAACTCCAGCAGGCCCCGTGAACATTAGATTTGGAACTTTATTATCTCTAACTAGATCTTCAAGAGTTCCCTTGATTGTATCAGATAAGATACATTGTTCAATAGTTTTTGGTCTGTGCTTTTCCACCCACAAAAATTTATCCATATCAAAAAACCTTTCATACTATAATATTGTTTACCCTTCAAAGGTAGAGTTCTGCTCGAGTGCAATCCAGTACTGTAACGAATCCGTTGTTCTCTTGAAATGAGAAATTCGTTTAGAAGACAATTTCACATCATAAGTACCTTCCATAATTTTGTTTAGATTTTCGGTTTTGAAAATCATGCGGAATATCTTATCAGCTATTCCAACTTTGGTTGAAAAAATATCAGATGAAACATTACCTGTATCAGACACTACGAGTTGTATATCTGAACCAGTTCCCTCAACAACAACTTCTGGAAGTCCTAAAGTATTTGCTGCATTTATGGTTTTCTTAAATTGTTCCAGAGATAATTCAAAACTAACTTCAGCATCTGGAAAAGTTATATTTTTTTCGGGCGGTGTTTGAAACATAGAACTGCTCCCACAATAACGATATGTTGCTTCATGATTATCATCAGAAATATCCACCCCATTATCTGTAAAATCCAATTCTGGATTTTGAAATAATGCTAAGGTTCCCAAAAATCGATTCAATTCGTAGATTGGAAATGTTCTTGGAAATTCTTCTTCTATCTCAACCGAGGCTAGAATAGTATTCAGAGGGGAAACTGTTTTAAGGATTTTCCCTTCACGAAATTCTATGCTTTGATTAATGTTTGCATAGTTTCGTAATAGATTAATTGTTTTTTCACTTACTTTCATTCAAATTCTCCATTTCAGTTTTAGTTAATAGTATAATTATAACAAATTCTTAACACATTGTCAAGTTGTTTTTTTCTTCTTTCGTTTTGGTTTATTGATTTTGTTTCTTTTTCGATTTGCATGTCCGCTCACTTTTGTTTCTTTGTCCATGCCATGTGCTGCATATTCAAGATTTGCAAGACTAGCCATTGAACCAGCAAAAATATATGAACCCATATGCCCAATTTTCATCCACGGGCATAACCAAATTTGATGCCCTATTCTACGAACAAACTGACAGAAAAAATAATCTTCCGATAGATATCTATTACTTTTTCCAGAAATATCACCCAAATATGCATCAGAATCTATTACAGTATCAAAATAGGCATGTATGTCTCTATCGCCTGTAAAATGTTCTGAACGATTATGATCTGGTGTATATGCAAACTGAGGATATGCTTCACGAAAATCATTGAATACTTGTTTCTTAATTAACATAAACCCTGTACCAATTTCCAAAACATCAACTGGTTCGCCCACTTGAATTTTGTGTGTATTTTCTACTGGATTGAAAACATAATCACCAGTATATTGCTCTAACACATTTGGGTCTTCATCTGCAAGACCCGAATCAACTGCATTACGAACTTTCTCCCATGCAATACATTTCTTTGGATAGGGGCCACCAATGATATCTTTGTCCAATGCGGCCAAAGTAAGTACATCATTTGGATCAAAATGAATATCTGCATCTATGAACATGAGATGAGTATAATCACTTCTCATAAATTCATCACACAAATAATTTCTTGCTCGTGGAATTAAAGATTCATTGAAAAGATAAAAAAACTTAATATCCATTTCATATTTGGTTGCAAGTGTTGCCAAATCGCAACAAGCCTTTGTGTACATTCCGCTGCACATTCCACCAAACATTGGTGTACATATCATTATCTTTTTTTTACGAAGTTCTTCAACTCCAATTTTTACTTCCATAATTAATACATCTCAATAAATTTGGTTAATTGTTCTCTGTTAAGGTTTGGTAAATTCACATGTTCAAAATATGTTTTTATTTTGGAATAATTTTCTAGGATGTCATTTTCTTTTCCACCATAACGAATTTTCTTTGGAATGATAGTAGGATTTTCTGTATTGTCTGTAATGTATCCCAATCTAATCCACGGCTCCAACATCCAAAACCATGCACATTCACAGGTAATATTATTGCATACTTTTTTTATACTACTTATAATATTTAATACATCATCATATTCATAATGATCAATAGA